ATCATGTTTTAATCATTGGTACTGGAATAAATTTTATCGATTTAAGTGCAGCTGGAGCACTTGTAACAGATGCAAACCGACTGAAGAAACTTGGTGGTGGTCTTTATTTTGCTGAGCTCAAAGCCAGCGTTTATGAATACATTAGTCGTAACTGTTTTGTTGCAAAAGTTGGTAATAAACATTTCTTTGATTCAAAACGAGATGCGATTAAAGCCATTTATAAGAAGTTAGATGCTGAAAAATGTGCCAGCTGTGATGCTCGTGTTTTCTCTGAATGTCAGTAGAATTCACTTCATAAATACACTAAAAAGGGAGCTATATAAGCTCTCTTATTTTTACTAAATTGATAATTACTCTATTTAACATAATAACTAGTCAATTTTTAGAGGCCATATTGCCTCTAATCCAATCCCGCAAAATCAGTCGTTATTCTTCTAAGATGGCGGCAATTCTAGCCCAGCATTCTTTCACCTCCTTATCTTTGGCGCGTTCAGCGTGAGCGCAACACAAGATAAATTCAGGGGTAAGGTCGCAATACTTGGCCGCGTCTATGGCTTGGCAATCACCGAAATACTGGGGTTTGCAGCGATACAAAGAAATACCGGAGCGCGACCAGCCAGTAACTTTAGCCAGTTGATAGTCAGTGTCTACGCCAGTTTTGGATTTCATCAAATCCAGAATTTCGCAGGTGGTAGGTAGTTTTTTAATTTTTATTTTCATATTGATAGTTTTCTTTTCCGTTGTGTTTTTAATGGTTCCCGCGCTTATGCGTGGTAGTCAATGGCGCGTTAACTAGCTAATAGCATAGAAGCTATCGACACAATATCAAATAAAAGATGAATATAGACTGAATGAAGGACAAAAAATGGAAAGAAAATCATCAATACTGCATGTCATATTGACCAAAAAGACAACTCCAGACCGGCGAGCAGCGCGGTACGAGGCTCACAACAAAAGATGCAAAGAGCTGGGTTTAACGGTTCATCAGTGCGCGCCTGTGGGCGTGTGTGCATATCCTGCGGGGTGGCCGGCATGAATGTATTTCTAAAAATTGAGGCACAGATTGAACTTGCAGAATTAATGCTTAAGAGAATGAGGGTCAATCGTTTTTTAACGGCTTCTTACGTCGAAGAAATGCGGAAAGAGCAGATTGTGTGCGCAATATGGATGCAGGTTAAAAGTAAGCACGTTATTAATGAATGGATGGGGGCAAAGCAACTTTTAGCAGTGTATGAGATAGCAGAAAACGAAGGCTTAAAAATGGAGTTAGGTTTTTTGTTGGAGGTTTATAAGCATGTATAACCATCCCGAATACATGACTGATTATGCGCGCCTTGCTGAAAAGTGGGGGCGTAAAAGAAAGCTAAAAAAATTAGCGTTAAATATTTTTATCTTTGTTGTGATTTTGGCGGGCGTATCGATATGGTAAGCCTTGCGCCCGTGTCCGGTTTTGATAATGCAAAAATGAAATATGATTTTGCGCGCATGGCGCGCGGTGTTTCTTTTGGTTTTAAAAAACAAGCGCAGCGCGGTTTTTCTAGTCTAGTCAAAGGCTCCAAAAGTCCCACAAAAAACAAAATACCAGAATATGCACAAATGAAGCCGCATTTTGATTATGACTGTCACGAGTTAGCGGAGGAAAATTATCACGAAATAGAAAAGCAAGGTTTTTTAGATGATTCAGAAGACTATAACCCGATATTTGATATTGATAAGTCCGGTAAGTATTTAAAAATTCAGCATGAAGAATGGAGCGGCACATATTCAGCTACGGCACTGGTTCAAGGAAAGGCAACGGATGCGCCGCCAGTGCAGGAGGGTGACAGAATAACGGAAAAATTAAGCAAGGCAGCGGCGACAAAGATTAAAAAAAGCGCGGAATATTTGAGTAAGCATCATAGAGGTTATAGGGCGTTCATAACTTTAACGTTTACCGAAAAAGAAAGGGACGAAATAGCCTTGCACGATAAGCGCGGCGCGTTTATCAATTCGACGTTCTCGCCTAATCCGGTAATACCGTTAGAAATGAGGCAGACAATCGGAAAGCGCGTGGCGCGTTTTATGAATTCGATGCAACAACGATACAAGGAAGGTATGACAATAAACACGGAAGACGAAAACAAAAAAAGTCATAAATTTAAAATAAAGGGGCGAGGAAAATCATTAAATTATATATGGGTTATCGAGAACCCAAAAGTAAAAAAAGTTATTCACACAAAGCATGGCGCGAGCTTTAGGGAGAACGATAACCCGCATATACATGTGCTGACAGATTGGACGGTGAAAAGAAGGCAGTTTTTAGGTTGGGCGGGTCGCATTGAAAAGTTATGGGGTAAAGGGTTTGCGAATATCAGAAAGATAAAAAAGCCGGCATCAGCGGCGGCATACATGGCAAAGGCTGCAGGATATATCGCAAAAGGTGCGGACGATTGCGGTCAGGGGGTTGTTCGCGGAAATCGCTACAACATAAGCAAAAGCGCGCGCGCTCCATTGCCGAAAACGCTGGGGCTTTATGCTTTGCAGGATTTGGCTAAATTAATAAAGAAGGGGAATGACTTGGGGCGCGAAAAATGGCCGAAGGGGTTTTATTTTCACCAGTACGGATTCGGGGTAAGGGGTAAAAATAATTGGATTGAATTTGCGCGGTTTTTGAAAAGCGAAGGGTTCGCGTTTATGAGTGCGACAGATTTTCACATGGTAACGTATGAGCAAAAAATAACAGATTATTTAAAGCGGGGGTTTAATGATTTTTATAGAGCGTTTAAAGATATAGAAACGGCGAAAGCGGAATTTTCAGAACAAATAAATATGAACGACTTTAATTTAATGCATGAAAAGGCAGGGTAAAAAAATGAGAACAAAACTAAGTAAAAAAAACAACATTATGAAAGAAATCATGGTTGATTTAATTGCTGATATGGAGCGACGCAACCCAAAAAAAGCGGCAGAGCTAAATGAAAAAATTAAACAAGTAGAGCAGATTTAAAAAGTCTTAACGGGTGAAGCCGTGGCGCGTATTCCCGTGCGCCAGTATTAAGCAATCAATAATAATAATAATAAATTTGATTAAGTGAACGGGAATCCAATTTTAAAAATAATAATAATAAAAAAGGTGTTTAGTGATGGGATTACAAGAGCGGTTATATGATTTAAAGGACGAAATGGAGCAGGCGCGAAACAATGTGCCGGTAATGGTTAAAACGATAGTAGGGGATGGATTGGACAATATTTTTGAGTCGCTAGAAAGTTTTGTTGATGTTGTTATTGATATGGCAATCGAATTAGAGGCCGAATAAATGAGTAAGCGAAAATCACAAATTATCGGTTCGATAGTTTGCCCTTTTTGTTTGAGTGTTTCGGAAGTATGTCAGACGGAAGGAAAAACTTATAGGTTTATCAAGTGTCCAGAGGACGGCACTATTAATGCAACAAAATTTGCAAACGCGAAAGGCTATCAAGATTATATTTCAGATAAAACGCAACCTATCATTGAAGGGGAAAGTGTTGTTTTAAAAATCGAGACTCCAGAGCAAACGCCAGGGCCGGAACCAGTAACCGAAGCGGTAAATGAAAATGAATCTCTAAAGCTGGACGATGATAGTTTTAGTTTTCCATGGGAGGAGTAATGGACGTTACTTGGAGTCAGTTAAAAACAGCGGGCGCGGCGTTTGATAAAAGAGAGCAGCCGCAAATGCTAGGGGCTACCCTAGAGAAAGAGCAGGGTTTTGATTTTGTGGGGGTAGCAACGCAGGGTCTGGTTATGGTGTGTGATTTTCTAGGGCATCCCCAGAGATTAGGCGCGCACTGGAAAACAACGCCACAAGAGGCCGGCGAGTTTGCGCAGGCGATAGATAATGTAATGCCGGAAGATTTTAACGTGGGTAAGTGGGGCGCGTTATTTATTGCGGGGGGTGTGTTTGTTGCGCCTCGCGTGGCGATAACAATGATGAATAAAAACAAGCCACAGCAACCGGCACAACAACAGCAAGCACCAGCCGCGCAACAACAAATAACACGGCAACCAGTAGAGCCGGCAAAGCAAACCGCACCGGCAATACCTGAAAGCTCAAGAGGTAACTAAAATGATTGTAGACGCAAAAAAAGATATACGGTTTTATTGTGGCACGAGCGGAAGTGGTAAAAGCCATGAAATTAAAAAAACAATTGAAAATGAAAAGCGGGTTTTAATATTTGACCCCGAGGGAGAGTACAGCAATCCGAGCGGAAAATTTAAACAAGCTAAAGCATTTACAAAAATGCAGCCTTTTGTCGAAGCGGTAGAGAAAAATAAAAATGGTTCTTTTCGTTTTGCGCTGCAACAGGACGGGCAAAAGGCGTTTGAATTTTTTTGTATGGTGAATTGGGTGTTAGCGCATGACGTGCATAAGCCTATCTCATGTGTGGTCGATGAACTGGCAGGCGTAGAGCAGAGCGCAGGCAAGGCACAAGGAACGTGGCATAAATTATTGACGCGAGGCCGCAAGCATCAGATAAATATACGCGCCGGCGCGCAGAGTCCAACGGAAGTCTCTAAAACGATTATGCGTCAGCGTTCGCATTTATGGGTAGGCCACATGACAAGGGATGCAGACCATAAATACATAGCAGGCGAAGTGCCGCTAAGTTTTGATGAAATAAAAGGGCTTAGGCCGGCACCGTATTTTGATTCGATACTGTATGAGCAAGGAAAGGAGCCGGTTGTAAATAAAAAATAAGTGTAATTCTCTAGGGGGATCTCTAGGGGCTTGACCTGCCTCTGGAGTTGCGTGGTTAGATGTGCGAAATCAACTCACAACAACAAAAGAGAATTTAAAAAATGACTACAGCAAAAATGAAAGGTTACGCGGTAACGGCGGCTATCTTTGCGGGTTTAATGCTTGCATACAATAAAGTGCCTCAAGTACAAAAAGCCCTTGGCGGTGATGATTCTTGGTTTTAGTTTTTAGCTAACACTAAGAAAATAATAATAATAATAATAATAAATTAACTGGAGGGTCAATAAATGACTCCTGAATTCTTACCTTTAAACTCGTTTAATACAACGGGTTCAACTGCGACAAGTAACTGTGAAATCGTAGGCGGTCGAACGCTTGACGAAATTTTAATTGAATATAACTATGACGCAACGGTGGGGGATGAGTTCGACCCGTCGCACATTAAAGCGGTGCGTTTAAATTTAAACACTGAGGATATTATCGACGTCCCCGCATCAGACTTAATCATGCTTGAATCATATAAGCAGGGGTCAGTCGTAAACGGAACGATTATGATTCCGTTAATTGATATTGTAGCTCGCACTTACGCCGGTCAAAATAACAGCGGCTTAGTAACATTTAAAAGTGATGCTATTTCTCTGGAAGTTGAAACGGTAGGGGCTAAGGCAACATCAGGTACAGTAGTAATGAAAGCATACGCCCGCTGGTCGCCTTCTCGCAAGGTGCGCGAAGTAATACCAAAGCTACGCCGCTTTACTTATTCGCCGAATGGCGCGGGCGTGTTTGAAATCACTAATATTGCGCGTGGCCCTGAATATTTACGCATGCACTTAATGAGTGGAAACATTAGCAGTGTGAAATTAAAGGTTGACCGCGTAATGCGTTATGACCAGAGCGCAGCATTAAACACGGTCAACTTAGGCCGCCATAAAAAGACAGTGCAACCAAATGTGTTCCATTTGGATTTTGTCTTTGACGGGTTTAACTTGGCACATGCTTTGGATACGTCAAGCGTAGGTGAAATGGAAATGCTTCTGGATATGGCGGCAGCGGACAGCGTACCTATTTTGCATGAGTTCGCTGTACGTGTGGCAAAGCCAAAAGCGGCCTAAATAATAAGGGCGGGATTCCCGCCCTTATTTCTATAAATATTAATGAGGTGTTTTCGTGTCGAGTGATAATACAAGTTGGTATGACTCGCTGGTGAGTCAATTTAAGTCTGTTCCAGACCGGTTGAGCAGTTTGGCGAATGAGTACCTTGATAATGAGGTAAGCACGGCGGTCGCAAAAATAAAGCAGCCTGAAAAGGTGGTTGTGTCAACAGCGCAACAGAAACAGTTAAGCAGTCGAACAGAAATAAGCCCGACATGGAAAAAGGTCGGCATTGGTGCGACCGTTGCAGGTGTCTTGATTGCCGTCGTAAAAATGGCAACATAATGCCTATTCTAGCGTCAGGTATGGCGGGGTATCTATACGGGGTGTTTGGCGAGGAAGGCATAACAACCAGCAAACTTATTATTGGTGCGGTGGGCATAGCCGGCGCGTATTACTTAATAAAAAAGGCAAGCAAATAATGTTTGAGAATTTTGGCGGGTTTGGTGATGTAGGCGGGGATACGTCACGAAGCGGGAGCATTGGCGGCGGTTCGTTTTCGTCAGGTGCGTTTAGTAACTCAGGCGAGGGGCTTAAAATAACCCCGCTTAATATTGCCTTAGTGGTGGGCGGTATTATTCTGCTAAAAAAATTAAAGGTGTTTTGATATGGGTTTGCTTGGTGGTGGCAACAGTTCAACGAGTAGCCTGGTTAACAATTATGACCAGCGCAAAATAGAGGAAAATCAAAACGAGGGGCCGTTAGCGGGTAACAAGGGAACAATAAATTACAGTAATACAGGCGGCGAGGCATTCGCGTTTGCGGGTGATGTTGTGGACGTGCTGGCAGAAAGCACGAAAAATTTACAGCAAACAAATGCGGATTTTTATAATACGCTTTCAAAAAATCAAAGTGAAATCATAAGCGGAGGGCAAACCGGAATAATTGAGTCGCTCGGTAAAAATTTAAAATGGGTCGCGCTTGCCGGCTTGGGCGTGTTTGCGCTTTCTAAATTAGGATAATAAAAAATGATTAGCGGAAAAATTACACTACAAGCAGGGCAAGAGCTACCGATAAAAGCGGTAGGCAATTTTGTATATATAACGAGCGCAGGCGCACAAGTAAAAATAAAAGGTGAAGGCATTAATGTATTACTTAATTCTTCGCAGGGGACGCAAGGCGACAAGCAATTTAAAAGTTTAACGATTGAGAACACATCAAATGCCGTTAACGAGGTGCAGTATGTTTTTGGCAGTGGCGCGTTTTACAGTTCGGAAATTTCCGGAGATGTGAGTGCATCCATTAAGCAGGCGGCAGTTTTAACGGAGAGCACAAAAAGTGCGGGGCTTGTGGCGGTCGAATTAGTGGCGGCAAACGCGGGGCGAAAAATGCTGCATGTGCGCAATAACTCGGTAAACAATATTTATATCGGCGGGCAAAATGTAAGTACTGCAAGCGCAATAAAGCTGGCACCGGATGAGGAGTGGCGAGAGGCAGAGGCAAGCGTGGCAAAGTGGTACGTTATCGCGGACGCAGCCGCATCGAGCGTAGCAATTATTGAAGGCGTTTGAAAATGAGCTCATTAAAAAGATTTCAAAGTGAACCGGCGGGCGTCTATAAGCCTTTTGCGGGCAGCGTTGCACCGGCGGGCTATTTGCTTGCTAACGGTGACGCAGTTAGTCGCACAACCTATGCGCGATTATTTGCCGTTATTGGGACAGCGTTTGGCGTGGGTGATGGCGTGGCAACGTTTAATATTCCTGATATGCGCGGGCGTTTGCCGTTGGGTGCAGACAACATGGGCGGCGTGGCGGCTAATCGTGTGACAGCACCGCATGGGGCAACGTTGGGCGCAAGTGGCGGAGAAGAAAAGCACACGCCCACGGGTGGTGAATCTGCTTATCATACGCATAGCGTTTATGGTAATCGGCCATCGTTCGGAGGGGAATCAATACAGAAGTTTTACATATTAGAGCCAGCAACTAATGGTCTATCAGCAAATAAAGCAACAAGCGGAAGCGGAAGCGGTGCGGCGTTTAATGTGTTGCAGCCGTCACAGACTACAAGCTACATTATTAAATATTAAGGTGTAAGAAATGCCGTCAGTTCGATACAACAAAGAAGATAATAATTTTATCGTTAAAAGCGGTGTATTAATTTATATGGATACACTCGAAAACATGCAAACAGATAGCGGTATGATTTTTCCGAGTTTGCCGCAAGGTATAAAGCATTATTATTTTAATGATGTAAAAAAGTTTGCTAAATATTCGGACGGGCAAAGCGAAACAGATGCGCCGCAATTTGTGGAGGCGGTAATTTTAATTAATGATATAAATATTTTAATTACAGCAAAAGACGCTCGGGAAAATCCGGTTATTGTTTTATCGTTAACAGAAAAACAAGCAAAGCGAAAAACAGAAATAAAAGCAGAGGCGCAGAATTATATTTATGCGCGCTATTCTAACGAGCATCAAAATAATTTATTGGCGCGCGGTTTAGAAATTCAGCGTAATTTTAGAATTAGCGGCGTATTAACCGCACAAGAGTCAGCAGATGAAAGCAGTATATTAAATGCGTGGGTGTGGATTTCATCCGTCAGAGCGGAGGAAAATCTCACGCAAGATTTAATATTAAATAGTCCGGCGCCGGAAACAATCGCGGCGAATTGGCCTGCATGAATAAAAAACTTTTAACACTCGGAATGATGGCGGGCGCGTTTATGATTTATAAGGGAAAAGAAATACGGTCAAGTTTAAGTATGACGGGCGCGGGGTGGGATAATCTTCACCCTACTGTTAAGCAGCGCGCAAAAAACGTAATTAAAAAAGCGAATAAGGAATTCAAAAAAACAGGTTTAAGTATTGGTATTTTTGAAGGTTGGCGAACAGAGGCGCGACAGCGTGAAGTTATGGGCAGCGGTTCGTCGTGGGTGAAAGATTATCGTAACTCATATCATCCGTGGGGCTTGGCGGTAGATTTTGTTTTTCTTGACCAGTTCGGCCAGTGGACGTGGGAACCGATAAAAGACAATGACGCTGCATGGTATGAGTACGTTACACAAATTTTTACCGGTGATGCAAACGCGCAAGCGTGGGATAAGTTGGGCGATATTATCAAGGCCGAGGGTTTTGAATGGGGCGGCGATTGGAAAAACCGAGATGCGCCACACGCACAAGTAACGGAATTTGGCACTACGCGAGATATGATTGCGCAGTATGGCGAGCCGGACAACTTAATATATAATTTTGCTTAAGGGGGATTTATGTTTTCATTTATAACGGGGCTTTTTGGTATTGGTAAACAGTATCTAGAAAACAAAAAAGAAGAAAAAAAAGAAAAGCATAATCTTAAAATGCAGGGCATAAAAAACCGCGCGCGATTATTGCAAGACACACAGACCAATAACGCAGAATGGGAAATGCGCGTACTTGAAAACAAAGATATGATTTTACAGCGGTTAAGTTTTTTGATGTTTTCAATGCCGTTTATTGTGGCCATGTTTAAGCCTGAATTAGTTAAAAGTTATTTTGATATTGCGCTTGCCAGTATGCCAGAGTGGTATATTCAGATTTTCGTCGCTATCATTGGTGGGGTCTGGGGTTTAGCAGAATTAAAAAATGGACTGCCAGGCATTTTAAGTGCAATCAAAAATAATCGAGATAAGAAATAATGGCGGACGAAATTTTTAAACTGTTAGGGGCGGGCGCGAATACATCAAATATTTTGTTGGTGTTGGTTGTGTTAAAACATCACTTTATGCACCGCGCCCACTCTGAGAGAATTGATACTATCTGGAAAAAGGTATTCTCATAATGATTATTTTTTTACCGCCGTTAACGCCTGCAGAGTGGCCTTTTTGGGTTCGATTCCCAAAACCGCGCGCAGGGCATCAGAGGCCGCTTTTTTTGTAGCCTCCTCGATAACATCTAAATATTGCGCGACGTTTTTCTGCTTTTCGTCTTTGAGTTTTTCGCGCTCGGTTTCAAGTTTTAACATGAGCCGGTTATAGTCGCCGGCGCGTTCCCTGTGCCAGTAAGCAGAATGCAACAGTGACGGAGTAAAGCGCATTGTGGGCGAGTCTTGGCAGAACAGCTCGCCAGTTTTGCGATTAATGCCAAAGCCTTTCCATAAGGGGTGTATCTCCTCCATGTAGCCATACATGATGTACAGTAGTTTCATAATGTATTTCGGAGCCTCATTTTTGTCATACCACCGGCGCGCGGTGCGTACACTTATCCCTATATCATCGGCGAATAATTTTAAGGTTTGATGAACAGATAACACGGTATAACCGGTATCGAGTGTTTTTGTCGTGCTGTACCCATTAAAGACTAAGTAATCTCTAAAGGTGGTTTGGTCTTTTAAGCTGAAAAAATTCATGGTTTAAGCCTTGCAATGAGTGTCGTTTTATAGGATATTATCCGCGTCAACAGGGTATCGTTTATCGACTAAAAAGGCGCGGGATTATGGGGGACAAAATGACCAAAAGATACAAGGGTTTACCCTTTACTTTTTCTTTTATTATCAATAGCTTAGGTGTGTTTTTTACCGTGTCGCTATTTAACATAATAACTATTATGCCGCTTTTAGTCTCCCGTTGATGCTATGCCGTTTAGCCGCTAAGAAAATCTCACAATTTATTAAAGGTTACCTTCACCCGTCCGATACACTCCCACCCCTCACATACATTTAATTAAATAATAAAAAAAGTTTAAGGTGGTTTTAAATGATGAGAGCAAAAACATGGCCGGGCTTCGCCTCGGTCGTGAAAGATAGTCAATACACGTCTGAGCAGGTGATTAAATTACTGGGCATCACTGAGGATATGTTGCTGGATTGGTACAGTTCCGGCGCACCGATAGCGGCACACCTGGTCATTCGGTCGCACCGTGACCTGGGTATGATTAGTGGTTTTTTTATGGGCTGGTCACTGGAAGATAAATGGTTGATTGCACCGAATGACAGAAAAATATCATTAAACCGATTGGAAAATATTGCGAAGGTTCAGGCGGAGAATGCCATCAGGCTAGTACGTTAATCGGTTATTTTATCAATCCGCTTGTGTGCCTGATCTACATCACGCCGTAAGAATTTCATTTCAACACGAATTGCAGCAAAGGAGGCCACGCCGGTGATCAACCCCGTCACCACTGACGATATAATGACATTAATAAAAGTGACTTCCATTCATAAATCCTTAAGCAATAAAAAAGAATGCCAGCATGGCAATAATTAACCGGACAAATAACGCGATTAAAACATCATAAATAAGTTGTTCATTTGAATAGGTTAATTGCATTATTCAGCCTTGATACGTTTATAAAAATAAAAAGAAACAATAACAAGAAACGAAGGCAAAACCACACCCTGCAGAATCTCAAAAACATAATCCGAGTACTCTGGATTAAATGGCCATGCGACAACCCCAATCAAAACAAGCAAAGCGAATAATGACGTGATGATTAATGCAATTAATCTTCGCGCTACATTTTGCGGCTGCGTTGCTTTTTGGTACTCAATAAACAACTGCATACCCTTTTGACCGGCCTCTGCCTTTTCTTCGTCTGTATAAACAAGTTTATCAATACCGCTGGTAATTGAATTTACTGTTTTGTCCGCTTGCGAACTGCCACCAAATAACCACCCAAAAGCCGAGCCAACTAAATTAAACATTATTTAACAACCCCGCGTACAAAAAAGAAGATAACCATAAATGCTAAAACCGTTAATGAACCGGCCAGTAAATAATTGGTATCAGGCACCCCGCCGTAATTTGTGATCATGTTTCCATTACGGTTCCGAAGTGTGACACCGACATCGACCAATGAGGCCCCTGCCCCCGTTGACATGTTCTTATTATCTGAATCATATATTTTTATTTCAGGTGAAACGGACGACTTAACAAAAACCTGCAAGCCTTTTTTATCAAGTTCCTTTTGTGCTTCGAGCGCGACTAATTCAGTCCACACACTCACGGCAAGTCCCCCGTTAATTTTGCAATACCCTCAAAAGCCCAGGCGAGCGGATTGTATTTTCGAGTTTGCCAAGTCCAGTCAGCCACGTTTTTATATTTCCCTGCACTGGCACCTTTTACAAAACCCGATGCACCTTGATAAGCGAGATTTTTTTCACTGGTTGGATCAATGGACTCAATAATTTTTTTACGCTTGGCATACACGACAGAGCCGGCAACCACGCCGGCAATGACGAGCAACATCAAACCATCAACTTTTACACCGATAGCCATTTATTTAACTTTGACCAGGCGGCCACGTGAATTGAATTTATAGCCTTTTTTGATTCGCCCTTTAGCGTCGCGCCCCGCATGCGGCTTAACGTGCCCTTTGTGCGAACCCTTTTTTCCTTTGTGCCCTTTGTGAGCTTTTCCACGACTTGCCATTTTAACCACCTATATCATTAAGCCAAAAACAATGCCTGCTCACGTTCACGACGAGCAATAAGACCATTAACCACCCTTCCCCCTGCTTTGTTCCACCGTAAAAATTCAGAGGCAACGGAACCGTCACCATTGTTTAATTTTTTTAATAGCGTTGATTTTTTAAACGCCCCTGCCCCCACGTTATAGACGAACGATACCAGCGCGTCATATTGATTTTGAGAAATAGGAACAAGGACATAGTCATTAACGGCACGTTCAGCAATGGCTAAATCTTTTTTAAGCAACTCTTCCGCGAACGCTTCTGTGATGTTGTCCCACCACTCACCATTTTTTAATAAGTGACCGTACCCAATCGTCCACAGACCGGCTGAATCTTTGTAGGGCGTGAGGCTTAACGCTTCATGCTTTTTGATTTTGTTAATGCCACTTTGTGAAATTTGATACGCCATGAAGATACCACCACTTAAGATAAGTAAACCGGAAACAATAATAAGAATAAGTCGGGCATTCACTACACGCCCGCTTTAACTTTTAACTCGTTAAATGATAATTTTCGTTCAACTTCAAACTGTTCAAAATTATTATTTTTTAAACCAATTAAATAATCATCAACGGCATCATGTGCAACCGTATCTTGTGCGGGCTGCGGGTTAATTTCCTGAATAGCCTCGTCAAGCAACTTTTGCATGTTTTGCAGTTGTTGGAACTTCGCTTTTAAGTTTGCTTTGTTTACCGGCAAACCATCTGCGCGCAATTCTGAAATTAAAAATTGTATCTCCATTACGGTAGCACCTCGTAATCAATCGACACGTAAGCAATGTTTGCAATGTTGCCCTGGGCATATAAGCCTTGACCTGCGGGAATTATGATTGGCATTTTTACTTTATCGACGTAAGAATTTGTGTAGCCAACGCTTAAGCCATACCCGTCCGTGTATGCCGAAGGTGCAGACGATTTACGCATAACACGAGCAACACCCGCCGCACCCCATGAACCCATACTTATATTATCTATCCGAATTCCTGCGGTATTGGCTCCGGGTGTTACAATCGTTTGCAACGCTGTGCCAAGATAGATCGCCCACGGTGTCACAAGCGTTTGAGGTGTTGGCGGGTTAACAACTTCTAAAATTTTCGGTGGGCTTGCAGTGTTATCACTGCCCCCAGTAACCTGTGCAGAACCGGAAAACTTTTGTTCTGTGATTTTTTCATCATCACGACCGATATAAAACTCAATGTTTTGATCGGCTGCATCATTATGTTCAATTAACAAATAATCGAAAGGCTCTAACGTAGTTGAACCGCCCTGTTCAAGCGTCACTTCATCATCGTTATGCGTTTTAAATGTAATCGGCACTACACCCGTTTTTAAACGAATGTAATTGCCTTTAACATCATAACGTTCGAGGTTACCTGTTCCGACTATAAGCGACTCTGGACGCATTGAATTAATCCCTAAACTGAACGGCAGCAACAAAAACTATCACCGTTGCCACGGTAAAATAAAGCCCGAGTCTTTTCACATTATCCCCGAGCGGGTTTTTAACTTTTTCAGCAAACGCGAGCGAGCTTTCATTCAAGCCCAGGGCATCATCTGCAATTTTTTGTTGATTTTTTAAAGCGGCCATTGTGACTTGAAACATATTTTGAATCGCGTTGCCGTCTGTGACAGTAACAGCACCACCGCCGACAACACTGGTTGAACCATCTTGGGCACCACCTTCGACGGTGCGTGATTCATCGATATTTCTTGTTTCTGAGCTCGAACTAAAATCTAATATGCCCACGGGTTACCCCTTCAAAGAAACAACAACATAGCCAAGCACCAAAAGCGCGACGCCGGCTATAACATAACGTTGATCAATACCTTTGTTCCCAAACGTAATGCCGCCACCTTTTGAACCGAATGAAGCGCGGCCACTGGAACCAGAGCTAGCACCCTGAAGGCCACCGCCACCGGTTAATGAAGTCAAAGACTCAAACATAATTAACCTTTACGAGTTGCGGCAAAAACGAGAAGTATTCCGACCACCAGACCGGCAGCAATCACCGCCGGTTTTTTATAAAACGGTTTTGCATTTGGTGAGCCGGCCTGAGCATTGCGTGACTGAGGAATATTATTAAGTGTTGATTTTTGCTGCTCTGGCTGATTAGTCAGACGACCACCCAACCGAGCAGACTCAATCGTTACATATCCCGCTAATACCTGTTCAACTAAAGAAGGAGAAGCCATAATTCTACGCCTCTAAACGGTCAAGTGATTCGATCACAACATCCATTGCACCGGCTGTGTCGAGTGTTGGCCGTACCTGCCATTTTTCAACGATGTCAGTGTTAAGCGCTTGCGCTAAATCTCCATCTGTCACCATATCAACGACGGTGTATGACGCTACAACCGGAGCACGTTTAATAGGTGATGCCTCTTTTTGATCACGCGTTAAAACATCCTTGTCGGCGTTGATAACATCCTTATCATCAACCTTGATATTTACGTGTGACACGTCCGGCTTACAGAACCAGAACGTTTGATAGAAAGCGCCCTTTGGAAGTTTAGTGATATCCAGTTGACCGGCAACACCGGCATTCGTTGGATATTCTAAAACTTTAATGAAAACACCTAACGGCTGGTCATCCGTCACACGTGCATCAAGTTTGATGCCAATATCAGCCGGAGCCGTTGCATCAATTTCGAATTCAAGTGTTAAGGTCGCTAAACCTTGAGTACCAATACCCGGGGCACGTCGATACGTTAAGTCATAAAATTCACTGCGGAAAAAATGCAGACAAAATTCGCCGATAGTATCAACGCCGCGATTGTAATATTTATTAAAATCAAATAAACGCTGTAAGGTTGCAAACGTTATTACACGCTTACCATCCATAACAACATTAACACGGTTAATATGGCCTACCGCAACTGCGGTACCTGTAACACGAGCCGTGAAACGTTCATATGTGTAACCGAGTGGAATTTCAAAGATAGCCTTTTTGCCTGGATCGATTCGGCTACCGTCTGGAATAGCTAATAATTGACGCATATCAAAAACCCCTTAAGCCGTTGCAAGCGGAGACTGGCCACGAACGATTGCACTCACGACAGGAAGTTGATTAGCAACACCTACCGCACCTATTGCGATCATGGCAGTCTGAGCAACTGGATTTTTCACCATGCCCGAAGCTGCTACGTATACAACTGCACCGGCGATTCCCAATGCAACAAAATTAAAACCTTTCATAAATTTCCCCTTAAGAGAATCAATAAAAATAAAATTCAGATATAAAAAAACACGTTGCCAGTAAACAAAACTGAGAACGTGTTGAAAAGGTTCAGTAACCGTTACGGTTACGGGGAATATTTAAAAAAAATGATTATTTTTTCTCCTTTTTTATGCTGGATTTTCCATTTATGCAATCCGATTCCCAGTATTGAAACTCAGATAAACTTTTATACTCAGCTTTTGTGATATCAAAAAAATCCTTCATTGTTTGAATATCGCCAGAATGATTCAATCTAAAACCACGAATAAATGTTGCATTTGAAAGAATATCTTTATTCACGTTTGCAGGCCGCTGCCCTGCCCCGATTAAAGTCATGCCTTCATGCCGTCCATCAGCCACGCAAATCTTCCACCAATGCGGTGCACTTGATGCAGTCGTTACCCGTTGTAATTCATCAGCAACATACGTGCACCCGGTCATTTTAAAAGCAAGTTTGCAAACCATGTTAAAAGCCTCTGGATTGTCCCGATGCTTTTCAACTGGCTGCATGATAATTTTATAGTTTGCTTTTTTCTTTCCGGTTGATGTTTTACACGCATTAATCAAATCACTGAACGTTGTGACCACCTGACCAAAATTACCGTATTCGAGTTTAGTATCCCAAATGATTAATTTATTTGGCTTCAAACGTTTTAATAATTTTTTAATAGCATGTGATTTTCCTGACCCCGTCGCACCAAATGCAGCAAGAACAAACGCCTTGTTATTACTCCCCGCCATCATCGGGCACCTGGTCACCGGCTTCGTTTTTCTTTTGTTGCTCTGCAAGCTTCATATCATGATCAATAGCAAGGTAAGTGACCTTGGTTAATTTAATCATGGTGAACGCAAGCAAAATCTCTTCCATCCATTTACCCAAAAACCCGAGCATACTAATGCCGTGTTTATTGGCCACAGCACAACTTTTTTCAGAGAGTTTTAAACATTTTTCTTTTGTGTACACTTTAGCCAGGGACGGGTAAACATCAAACATTTCAGAGATGCCTTCGTAAACAATATCAGCAATCATTTCCGGATCGTTTAACATTTCCGTGACTTCCTGAGCATCGTTGTCCTGGTCGAACTCGGGCAGTTCTTCTCCTGGTGCCGGTTGTTCTACATCATCTAAACCAGACATTTCTAACTCAATTTCATTTAAGGATGAATCAGACATTATGAGTTACCTCCTAACATACCGAAAGCCGGTTTTTTTGGTGTTTCTTTTTTGGGAGGCTCATCTAGTGAGCTAGTTGGTTTTTTTATGGACGTCTTTTCAACTGGCACCGGCTTTTTATCCTGGTCTGGCTTTTTGGCTGGCACCGGCTTCATGATTTGCTCAACTTCTTTTTTTAGATTTTTTTTGTCCGTTTCATTAATGGTTTTATTAACTGCTAAATCGACAGGGCGCATTTTTGCTTTGAACATAGCACCGCGAGTGCCGCCATGCGTTAAAACTTGTATTGAACAATCAGGACAGTAGTAATAAGGATTTTCATTTTTATCCAGACGGATTTCACCATCAGGAAAACCACAAAAACATTTTATAAATCCGATAGGGGCTTTTTTAGACATTGGGACACTCTCTCATTTAAGGTTTTGTACTCAATAAATAATGCCGCTGTTAATTCATGCTGCATTTTTATTGCCTTTGAGACTTCCCCGACCTTTTTCATTAATTGCATCGCAGTGAGGCCTTGCAACCCTTCCACAATACAATTAAATTCTTCAACTTTATTTTTTAACTGGCTTTCAGTCATGTTATTCATGTCAACCATAACCAAATTCCCTTTTATACTTATCAGGCTGTTTAATTCGCTTTGAACCACCTGAAAAGTTATCCCCCATTATTAAACTAACCGAATAACTTGACCCCGTGAATTCGACTGAGCCTATCCAGATAACCTCATTTAAATCTAATCCCTCTCCATGAATCATTGCCTTGCGAAGTTTTACTTTAATTAAATTTCTATCTTTCTTTTTTTCATCTTTGAATATATCGCGCCACTTACACCGCGCCACCCTTCCCGCTTGCAATCCCTCGATCCCTGCATCACGTACAACGAGAACACGTTCTTTTTTAGTCATTGCATCCCATCGTTTACCGTGGACGGCGTAGAGGCAGCCATAGGAGCGCACACGGCGAAAAGTTTTAAAGGGTTTATCGATGCTGCCGGTGGGTATACGGTGAGAATCCCACCACTCGATAAAGCGGGCATCTGGCCAATCAGTAATGCCGGGGGCTTCACTGGTGCCATCTTTTGATTTTTGTTCAGATTTCACGCCCACGATTGTGGCTGCGTATTTAATAAGTTCGAGAATAGACTCTTTGATTGCTTGCGTTTTGTTTTCAATATCACCATCAACGGCAATCTCTTGAATATATAAATTTGTCCCCCATTCAGCCCGAACTCTTTTAAAGTCAAGTTGACCTTTAACCAGGATGATCGCATTAAGGTGGACGTTCCATTGACCCGAAGCTGAAAGTGGATCCTCTTGTACAACAAGCGCACCTTTAAAGTCTGCAATCGGTTCACCTTTTGTTTTAGATATCGGCTGCTGCCCTTTGTACTTTTTAGGTATGACGCAAATCGCGCCCTCTTCAAACGCAACTTTGCAGAACTCATACTCTGGCCTTATGAATTGATTGAACTTGTTGAAAATATCTTCTTTACCGAAAAGAAGTTCACCCGGGTAATAATTTTTAGTTGTGGGCACCATGTAAAAAGCTCGATGCATTGGGGACGCATCGAGAAAATCTGTGATTGATTGATTATAAAAATTGTTTAAGCGTTGAGTCTCTTCACGTGATTCATCCGGGCAAAGTTTTACCAGGCCGCATTTAGAATCCCATGCCACCATCAGACCACCGTCCGGCTTTTGTGCCACTGGCCCAGTTTGTCTACAGTCTTTTAAACGTTCAGAAATTCCTAACAGATCAACGCGTTTGTTTCTACGTGCCACGCCTTCAATGTAATCTGCCAGCATTAATTCCATATCACGGCGTTTTTTATACCCTTCCATCATGTCACTGAGTTCATCACGTGCTAACTCAATTTCATCATGTGAAAGACATTGAGATACTTCAACCGAGTTCACCTTGTCATAGCGTTGAACTTTGTCTACTTCTCTTTGAATGTGCCACGGTATAGAGCGGGCATCCGGGTTACGGGCTGCCCACTCCATGATTTTACTTTCCGCTTGTTGCTGTACCAAATTAGTCATTATTTTTGTTGGAAATAATCACACGCTAGAGCTTCAGCATTTACACGGCCACCGTGACACGGGGAACCGGGATGGTTACATTCATTCGTTTCTAACCAGTTATCACAATCACCGCATAACTGCGGTTCATCTTTTTTACTTTCCGTTGTTGTTTTCTTTGTTGCTTTTTTCTTATTCACTTTTCTTTACCTCTTTTCTGTTATAAAAAACGTTCTTTTGTTGCGTTATCAAAAGCTTGGGAGATATATCGGTCCCGACTTTTATTAAGCCGGTCACAAGCTAAATGAATAACAGATTCATTAATACCGGCTTCCTGCCCGATGACTGTTAGGGAGACGATCACATCTTTCATAAAAAAAGAGATCGCTCTTTCTTCTTTGCTTAATTTTGTTTCAGCCATTACCACACCACCCCGACAGAAAACAAAGCAATCAAACCTATTAAATTAATTAGTGACACTGTATGTGCTCTTTCAACCCTGAATGTGCGACCAATGAATCAATTAATACAAACGTTTGATCGTTAATCCTTTTGCTTGCGTCCATAACAAGTTGATAGTCACCAGTTACAAGCCCTTCGTAATACGAATCCATAAACGCCTCGACTTTACTTAGAAAATCTTTTTTAATTGTTTCCAGCTGTAAATCTTTTTTACTCATGACTTTACCGCCAAGTTATAAATTTTTTCTTGAACATCGTTAGGAATCTCTTCCCAGTTTTTTCGTGCAACGTTGTGAGCGTTAGGGGCTGAATAAGTACGAACGGGGTCACGTTCAACGGGGACACCGACCATGATTAATACATCACGTCGAGACTGATAATTTAAGAAACGCCAGAACGCGGTCAGAGGGATACGCTTTGCTTCAGTTATGCTCATAACTGCATTACTTTTAATTTTAGGTTTTGAGGCTCGTTGAATGTTAAGCCGTTCTTCTTACCCTCGCGCATCATGTCCAGGACTTCGGGCATGTGCTTTTCTAGCCAGGCAGCTTTTTCTTTTCTGGTTTGGATGGCAGCGTAAAAACAGCAACAGTCATTTTCTATAACTGTTTCCATTCGTGGGTCAGCAATAAATAATTTATGGAGGTTACACTTAGCACCAAACAAAGTGCCTTCGGCATGGAAGCAATTAAAGCAGTTTTTTGTTTTACTCATTAGAATCAGCCTCAAGCCAGTATTGAAAAATAATAGTGACTTCATCAGCTTCAACCTGTTTAACAAGTAGGTCAGCTTTTAGGCCGGCTGCTTTCGCTCTAAAGTCAATTACTGGTGCATGAATCCTGTCAAAGATCTCGCGCGTTTTAGGAATGATGTAAATTAGTGTTCCGTTTGCTGCTACTAACATGATATTTCCCCTTTTCCGTTTTTGATTAATTTCCCCATTTAAGACCGGTTAAATGGCGGGTATCCGATGCCTCGGTCACCCGCCCCGGTGGACGTGGGGAAGTCTCAAAACGAAAAGTAACATGAATTGTTACTAAGTAACAAGCATTGTTACCGTTGCAGGTAACATGACTATTGACTACCCTTACCGTTACGGACGGGAAATCAGGGGAAATCCATGAAAACAGTTGAATATTTAGATGAAATTAAGAAAGCCCACCCCGATACGGACGGTAAGCCAGCGTCCGACTATCGGGTGGCAAAATTGCTAAAAGTAGCAAAAGCAACAGTTAGCAAATACAGGTTACACGGGACATGTTTTGATGATGAAGTGGCAGCACGTGCCGGTGACCTATTGGACATGCCCGCCTATATTGTAATTATCGACATGCATTATGAACGTGCACAGAAAAAGAAAAACACTCAAGTGATGCAAGCATGGGAAGACATTGCGAAAAAATTAACAGGGACAGCTGCGGGGATTTTATTGACCGCTTCATTGATTGCACCTCAACCGGTGAAGGCCGATCAATTTAACATAACACCTTTACCGGCCTCTCTTAACAATAATAACTATTATGCCGCTTTTAATGTTAATATGCTCCAATGCATAATTTATAGGGGTTTACTGAAGTTATAACCCTGTATAGTCACACCATTTAGCTGTGTCACCATCTGTAACGCGTCTAATGTTTCAACACCTCCAAAGACATTATCAATACCTAAGCTGCTACTCATGGCGACAATTGCACGAACTATATCCTGTAGATATTTATTGTTGTGGAAACCTGTATTCAATATACGATTAATTTGTATAACATCTAATTAGGTCTCGCCATGATTGTTTACAAAACAAGTGATTATGACTAAAGTCGGAAGACGGCATTACCGATACTTAATTAATACAGCTATATTAATAAAAAAAGTTTAAACAAATAAAGGAACCATTATTCGAGTAAACAA